TATCTATTTTTAATTCATTATTACTAACAAAAGTTTCTATACTTTGTTTTGATAATTCTTTTGATTTTTTATAAAATTCTATATCTTCTAATAATTCTGGGTCTAATTTTTTTTCTCTTATTTTTTTTATATCAAAATTATTTGTTAAATATAATAAATCTGTACTGTTTGTTATTTTATCCATTTAATAATAGATACTATATATTATCTATTATTTTAACTATTATTTAATATTTTTTAATTGTACTCTTGTATTATTATTAAATGTTTCTGTTCCTATTTGACCATTATAACTAGGAGGTTTTGTTTTAAAATCATCTTCCTTGAATAAATTGGAATGAGGATTAAATTCATTTCTTCCACTTATTTGTCTGTGATTCATATATAAATCACTTGTCATATTCGGTATATATTTTGATTGTAAACCATTTTGTATTGGAAATACTATATTTTTTAATTTTGATTCATCATTAATTTTGTTTGCATATCCATTATATGGTGCCGAATCACCTGGAGAAAAAATTCTTTCGCTACTAAATATACCTCTGTTTTCCAAATTTACATTACATTTCTTTCTCGCATCCAACATCGGAAAATGAACACGGTTAGTTTGAACCGCACGACATTCCATGTTTACAGGTAATTTGTCACTTGGATAACTTCTTTTATTTATCCTTCTATTCAACTCTTGAGTTCTCTCTACATTGCAAATCCACACTTCTCCGGACTTAGGTGTCATTTTATAGATGGAATTAAAATTTGACATTATTATATATTATAAAGAAATTATCTAAAGAGAAATAAATACATTATAAATATATTTATTAGTAATGTGTGGAATATTTTCTATATTAAATAATTGTTATAGTACTAAAGATGTTGAGATTGCTTTCTCTAAGGGAACCCCTAGAGGACCCGAATCATCCAATTTAAAATTTAATAATACAGAAAATTATATAATTGGTTTTCATAGATTAGCAATTAATGGATTTAAAAATCCTAAATCAGAACAACCTTTAAATTATATGAATTGTACATTAATATGTAATGGTGAAATCTATAATTGGGATAATTTACATTCCACACTTAATATACCTAAACATAGTGGTTCCGATTGTGAAATTATTATTCATTTATATAAAAAATTTGGTATTGATTATACATTAAAACTTTTAGATGGTGTTTTTTCTTTTATTCTTATTGACCATTCTAACTCTGAAATATATGTTGCAAGAGATACATATGGCGTTAGACCTTTGTTTGTAGGATTTGATAATAATGTTATTATTTATTCTTCTATATTAAAATCTATTACACTATTTAATAAATATTCTACTATTTATGCTAAACAATTTCCTCCAGGTTCCTATTCAAAACTTGTAAAGGATGTAAATCAAAATAAATGGATTTTTGAAATTAGTAACCGTATATTTTCTAGTAACAATGTTTTGTTTAATAAACATTTTTCATTTGAACATGTTTCACAACTTATTTTTGAATCATTATCACAAGCTGTTAAAAAAAGAATTGTTAATACTGATAGAACCATTGCTTGTTTACTATCGGGTGGTTTAGATAGTAGTCTAATTACATCATTAGTTAAAAAACATTTACCAAAGGGTAAAGAACTGCATACATGGTCTATTGGTTTTGAAGGTTCTGAAGATTTACATTATGCACAGAAAGTGGCTGATTTCGTAGGAACTATACATCACTCTATTGTTGTTAAAGAACAAGAATTTTTAGATGCTATTCCTGATGTTATCGAAGCTATTGAAAGTTATGATACTACTACTGTTAGAGCTAGTGTTGGTAATTGGATTATTTCTAAATATATTAAAGAAAATAGCGACGCAAAGGTTATTTTTAATGGCGATGGTAGTGATGAAGTGTCTGGTGGTTATATGTATTTTCATTATGCCCCTAATTGTCTAAATTTTGATTCTGAATGTAGAAGATTGCTTAATGATATTCACTATTTTGATGTATTAAGGTCAGATAGGTCTATTGCATCACATGGACTAGAAGCACGAACACCGTTTTTAGATAAAACATTTGTTCAATCATATTTATCTATTCCATCTAATTTTAGATATCAAACTCATAAAACAGGTTGCGAAAAGTATCTAATCAGAACTGCTTTTGATAATAAAAATTTTCTTCCTAAAGAAGTTTTATGGAGGACTAAAGAAGCCTTTAGTGACGGGGTTAGTTCAAATAAAAAATCATGGTATCAAGTTATACAAGACCATTTAATTAATTATAAACCAAAATTTTCCGATAGTAATTATCAAGCTATGAATAATCCTCCAAAAACATTAGAACAGAAATATTATAGAGATATTTTTATTGAAAAGTTCGGAAATAATTTTTCAAATGTTATACCATACTTTTGGATGCCTAAGTTTGTTGATGCAACTGATGCTAGTGCTAGAACACTACAAATATATAAAGATAAAACTAATCTTTAGCAATAAATTTTTTATATACTATATGTATCAATGGTTAAAATAAAAAACAATATAAATAAACTTTTGAAAAATAAATCTCTCTTTTGGTTTTCTATTATATTATCTATTATTCAACTTTGTATTTTTGTTAAAGAAAAATCATACAAATGCTTAATGCTTTTTTCTGCATCTTCTATCATTCTTAATGCGTTAACTAAAAATATAGTTTTATCACTATTTGTTTCTTTACTTCTTTCAAATTTTGTATTTGGATGTAAAAAAATTACTGAAGGATTAACTGGTAATAAAAACTCAGAAGATTTAAAAGGTCTAATTGATATGGTAAAAAATGGTGGTGCAAATACCAGCAGTTTAGAAAATGTCACAAAAATGGCTTCACAATTACAAGACTTAAAAAAAGCAGGTGGTTCTGATATGAGTTTAGATATGGGTTCTCTTAACCAACTTTTACAATTTAATAATAAAATTTCATCATCCAATTTAAATAATAAAGATGATATTAAAAAGGCAGTTCAACATCTTAGAGCAAATAAAGATTTACTCAAAAGAATGATTGATAAATTTTAATTATTTTCACAAGTATATTAAAAAAATATAATTATATCTAATTATATGTTTTTTTATGGGTTTTTTTTTAATTTATAGTTATCTCTTTTTTACCAAAAGCCACGATAATCCATCCATTTTATATAAACCTATTATTTTTAATAGTATGATTTCTATTAATAATAATTATTTTCATTTACATCATTGGTTATTTATTGTTGATAATCCATACAATAAAAAAATTTTATAAATTTATTAATATTATTTTTAATCACTTTTGTGTTATAAGACTATCTGATAAAAATTTTTGTATTCGATATTTTTTTTTCTCTTTTAATTTTTTTATCAATAAAAGCCTTGAAATTAATTCTCCATTCCTCACCCGATAATCCAGCATTGTAATAATGACCCGATACAAACTTGTGCAGACACAATTCATCTTCGTCATAATCCCAATCTGTAATAGTTGTATTTATATGATCTTTATAAATTTTAAGTTCTAAGGCATCCGTTGCAATTCCAATAGTATCAATTGCCATATTTTCTACCATCTCCCGAACATAATCTTCCATTACTTTTCCTAATTCTGCTTTCTCTTTCAATGCTAATTCTTGATATGCTATCTTTGCTTTTGTTAATTCATCACAAAATAATGTTGGACATCCAATACTTTCCTCATCTTTATTTTCACTAAGTTGACTTAATTGTTCCGCAGCTATCTTTACTAATGTCTCTTTCATCTCAATTCTACCTAACCTCCATTTATCTTTTGTCTCTTGGAGCATTATAGTAAACTTTTCTGTTGTATTCTTATTTGTTAATAACATTTCCATTCTTTATTCTTTTATACATATTAAATTGCTTTTATTTTAAAATCAATTTAAAAAAATTGATTTTAAATTACTTATAATAAGGGTTAAGTAATTTAAATATGGATACAAATAACACTACAAAATTTGTATATATAATAGCTATTTTATTATTAAGTGTAGCAGGTTCTTTATGTTGTTGCTATATTAATCCATTGATGTGTCAACAAATAAGACATAGACAAAAAATTATTCCTATTAACGAAAGCAAAGAAGAAGAACCACCAGAAATTATTATCAATCCAATGAATTTTGTTATTATTGTATAATTATCTTTTACGCGTATATCTTCGACTAGTTCTATTATTTTTTAATGACTTTTTGTTTTTCTCTTTTAAAAATTCCTTTATGTTTGTTAATAGTTTTTTACCCAATATTTTATCTTTTTGTATTGGTTTATTTTTATTTGTATAATTTATATAACCATATGTATTACTTCTCATATATGGTGGCATTCTATCCGCTAAAAAGTCTTTATCACTTTCCCCAATTTTTTTACAACAATTAGATTTTAAAAATGTTTCTACCATATAACGTATTTCATAACCAAATTTCCAAGCTTCAATATGCATATAATCAGTTTTACCATTAAACATTCTTGGATGATATGCATCATCGACAAAGAAAATTTCAGTATCTTTATTTAATTTTGCACATCTTACTATTTCACTATATGTTTTTTCATTTGTCTTTCTACATTTATTGTAAATTACTCCATTTACTTTCCATGCTGTTATTACCTTATCAAATAAGTTTTTATATTTTATCTTTTTTTCTATATATCTTTTTATCATATTTGCCCACGCTGGTGGACCCTGATTATTTGAATATATTACTATTTTTATATTTCTATCCCTTATTTTTTGAGCTTTTAAATATTTAAATACTTCAAATATTCCCGGTCTAAATACATGTGGAAACATGTCTAATATTTTGTGAAAATCCTTTTCTCCAAATTTATTTCCCTTAAAATACTTTATTGATTCCCACAAGTTTCCTATTTGCCAAAAATGCCCTATCGTTTCATCCAAATCAAATACTATTGCTACCTTTGACCTTCTACCCATATATATACCAAATATATTATTTGATAAATTGAAATATCTTGACATTATATCTTCAAAATCACAATTTAAATGCCTCGTAAATTTAATAATAAAAAGAAATCCAAGAAGAAAAAAAATCAATTTTATAAAAAAACCTCTATACCTAAAGCTATTAGAGAACAATGCTGGATTAAAAATTTTGGTCATGTTTTTGAACATAGCTGCTATATACATTGGTGTGATAATCAAATTAATGTTTTTGACTTTCATGTTGGACATGACAAACCTGAAAGTAAAGGAGGCACCTTAAGTGTCAGTAACCTTAAACCTATTTGTGCACGATGTAATCTTTCTATGAGTAATAATTATACCATTCAACAATGGAACCAATTAAATGGTAAAAAACAATCTAAATGCTTTTGTTTTTAACATTTATCATAATATCTACTATTTTTATAACCTTCTAAATTTAACCAATCATTCTCATCTCTTAAATACATATATCTTTTCTCATTTTTTTTTGAACCACTAGGACCATAATGTGTTAATCCCAATTTATTTAATCTATACTCACTAATATTATCATAAGAATATCTAGGAACAATGTAGGAAATTTCATATATATATCTCAATGGTCCATAATCTGTTGCTGGGAATTTTGGAGATATACTATTTATCATTATTGCTCTTTCAAAAATAATTAATGGTAATATTTTTCTACTAAATGTATATTTATAATTTAACATATAATCTTTTATTTGTGAAAAAATTTCATTTGGAAACCACATTTAATAATAATATATAATTATTATTAAATTATTTTTTATTTCAATTTCCACCACGTTTTGTTCTACGTTTTCTTCTGCGTGTTCTACGTTTTCTTCTGCGTGTTCTACGTTTTCTTCTGTGTTTTTTAGTACCAGCTCCTTTTAATTGACACTGACCAAATGGTGAATTTCCCGACAAGAAATTACCACCTGTTCCCATACATTGATATTTACTCATTTTTACAGTTTTGTTGTTTTTCTTTTTGTTGTTTTTCGTTTTGTTGTTCTTTTTTGGAGGAGGAGGTGGTGCCATAGTTGGTCTAGATCTTAATCTACTATTTTTAAGACCAGCATGTCTACTAGCGTAATTTCCTTTATTAGTATGTCTACTATTTCTACTATTTTTCATATTTTTACGTACATTGTTTTCCCTGTTTTTTTTTAGTTTTTTTAGTTTGTTATTTGCAGCACTACGTTGTTTAATCCAACTCATTATATATTATACTTAGAAAAAACGTTTTCTAAACCTTATAATAAAATAATATTTGATAACCTTTCGTAAAATTAAATTGTTCATTTAAAATAAATCCATCTTTCCTTTGTGATAATTTTTTACTTTGCAATGGTGAACCAAAAGACCATGTTTGATCTCTCCCTTTTACTAATCTGTTTTTCCAAGTCATAGGTCTTAATCTTCTAAAAGCACCGCCTTCAAAAGCAAATTCTTGACCCCCTATTGTTACATAAGATGTAAAATGTTTTTTATCTATTGACCTTAATACAGCTGAATCTAATACATATTTACTTTTATTATATGTAAATTCTTTCGGTACTTTATCCTTTTTTGAATCAATATAACCACCATCTGAATCATCCCTTCTTTCTATTATTATTAATTCTGTCTTGGAATTTTTATTTCCTCTATTTTTTTTAAAAATTATATCATATTCCGATTTTAAACTTACATGAGTAAAATATACCCCTTTATTTATTCCTAATATTTCAAATAATGTTTGGTAAAAATTTAATGGATTATACGCTTTCCTTGATTTTACTATCCTTTTTTCTTCTCTATTGCCTTTTCCTCTTAATAATCTTATTACATCATTTGTATCCGTATGTGTTATAAAATCAAACGCGTTGTATTTTTTTTCCATATCAGAATAAACACTAAATAATGAGGATTGGATTATTTTATTTAATAACCATAAACCCTTTCTATATTTATTCTCTATTTGTTTACCACCTACTTCTTTTTCTCCTGTTATCATTACTCTTCTAAAATGTCTGAAAAATTTTCTACCTTTATCACTTATAAAATAACACATGAAAAATGAATTTAACCAACAATTTGATAATATTTGTGCAGGTCCTATTACATAATTAGGATTTATAGCTTTAGAATCTCTATAATATAATAATTGCATCATTATCTCTTGGGCTTCTTTATTTTTATATCCAACACATTTGTCATTTATTTTCACTTTTAATTTGTCTTTACAATTATATAATTCCCACATTTTTGTAGTTAGCCAACCATTTCTATCTCTACTTTTTGAATGCATTTTAATTGATACTAATTCCTTATTGGCTTCTGGTGAATAAGACTTCATTATGGGTTTTTTAACTTTTATTTTGCTTTCTGGTGAATAAGAAGGTGATGTCGGTAAAACATCAGATACTGGTTTTATAGATAATAATTTCTTTTGTACCATACTTAGAGGTATTTTTTCTATTTTTTTATTAGGTTTGTCAACTTTGGTTTTTATACATCTACCTGTCTTTGGGTTGCATATTTTATCTTGTTTTTCACATTCTTTAAATTTTTTCATTGTGCACTTCCCATCAATTTTACTATTTGACTCTTTTTGTGTTTTATTCTTTTTTTCTTTTTTTTTCTTCTTTGTTTTTTTTAATTTTGGTTTTTTTATTTTTATACATCTACCTGTCTTTGGGTTGCATATTTTCCCTTTCTTTTTACATAATTTCTTTTTTTCTGTATTACATTTTACATTTGTTTTTTTCTTTTGTGTTTTCTTTCTTTTTTTTACCAGTTCGCATTCTACACACATAACATGGTCTATTGCAACACCATGTTTACATCTTTTTCCCAGTTTAAGTTTAATACATCTACCTGTTTTAGGATTACATATTTTGTAGTTTTTACTACATTCTTCAATTTTACTATCAGGACATTTATTCTTTATAGATTTATTCTGTGTTTTCTTTTTAATTTTAACTGTTCTTTTTACTATTTTCTTACATTTACATCTACTTTTTACTAAATTATATCCTTTATCACATTTTGGGTTTTTATAATTTGATGACATATATATATATGAATAAAAAAGATAAAAATTCCAA